ATGGAATTGTGTGATGCACAGAAAGCATAAGCATCAGCGACATTAGGCCGAAGTTGTACGCCAAAAAAGTATGACGAATCTCCAGTGATAGTAGAAGTTTTTGAGAATTGCAGCATAATGGTTTCGCAGGATGCTCCGGTAGTAACCACCAGTTTTGTTCCGGCCTCAACCAGAGATGAGTCGTTGCTAAAATTCCGGTAACATAAGGGGATGAGGGTGTCGTTATCAATCCCCGACATCCTGACCGCCAGCGAATCCAATTTGCCGGAAAACGATTTCATCTTACCTTCTGTTACATCGTAAAATGCTGTCCCGGTTGGAATTGAAAGGGCACTGTTACTACAATACGATGTTTGTGTAATGATATCCGATTCAGACCATTCAACGTAAAGCACCGGATAGTTGACGCTGTTGGTATCGGATGTATAGAGAGTCATAAAATCGTTATTAGTAACTTCAACGTGTTGAAACTTGAATCCGATATTCCGCAAACTGGTGTACCATCCACTATCGAAAACGGGCTTCACGTTAAGATAAATAGTGTCTCCGGCACCATAGTCGGCCTCGTAGAAAGAATCGAGTTTCATCGGATAGTAATCTTCCGTAGAACTTCCAGCTCCGGCAGTTGTCCACGCGACCGGCTCACCTCCTCCGACAGCGTTATCCCATGTCATCGTCGCCTCGTCGATATAACGCCGAAGGGCGTATAGAAATACCCAATTTTCGGTTGTGGTTGCGGCATTATAGACCACAACTCTTATCGTCGCGCTGTCACAGATATTACTCCCCATTGAATCCTTGACGGCCCCAAACTGCAAGAAGGATCGTTTTTCTGAACCAACCACCTCACCTATATACATTCGATATATGGCCCCGTAGTTGGTAGTGGTATTGGCGTCGCTACCATAGGAATCGTGAGTTGCCGTTGCTCCACTAATAGAAAACGACCCACTCACCCCGGTGATCTCCCCCATTAAAGAGCATGGGATCAACAGGAATATCGCCAGCCATTTAATCCACTTCATAGATCACCGTAATCTGAAGTTGGTTAATATCGGTTGCCGGGAGGACGGCCATAATGTACGCCCCCGCCGCTATTCCGGGGTTGGACATTGTTCCATCATCCTCGCCCTCTCTGGCCGTACTCGCAACCTTGATTGCACTGGCCGTCTCAATAATAGTTTCGGTTCCCGACCAGTCGTTTTCGGTCGTTTCATAAAAATCCACAATGTAATCAGCCGGGGCCACCGGACGACACGACAATTTGATATGCAGAATGGTTATGCCGTTCGGAAACTCGTCGGAGTATATCGGAGCAATTATTATGGTGTCCTCCTCTACCCCGTCCGGGTTTGTGATTGTCGCCCGGAACGCCTTATACCCAGTCTCAATTCTTCCGGCTATTGACAACTTATCATCAATAGTCGCCGTGTCCGCATTAAGCCGCCCCGGAGTCACCGTCAGGCTGTCGATGGTGCAGTTCTCGTTAAAGACCAGCAGTCCAGCCCCCGTCTCATCGTCCATGATTGCGACCAATTCAGACGAGGCATCAATCTCGGCCTCTTTCAGTATCGTAGCATCAGCCGCTTCGTAGTCATCCGCCCGCCCCGTCAAAGAATCAATTAACCTTTGATCTGTTACTAAAATACTCTCTGCGGCAGTAGAATCAGAACTATAAAAATCTACCGCCACGAACTTGCTGGCGACCTTCATATCGGGTGCGTCAATCGTCCCATCGACAATCTCGGCACTTGCGATTGTCTGACCAAGATGTGATAGGGCGAGACCGGCAGTATCTATATCCTCGAAACCTATTACGGCATTGCCAAACACAGTCGAATCGAATGTTTTCCAATAAAGACTATCCCCCAATGCTCCGGTCGAATCATGGAATAATAAAACCTGCCCCTCTGATGGAGCCTCCTCAGACACGCGTATATTGCGAATCGAGTCAGCATCGCCGTGACCAATCAACTGATACCGGGCGTCACCTTCATTGATGCCAAGAACCGAATCGTTCAAAGTGCCACCAGTTTCATCTGCCGCCCAATACGTTGAATCCCCAGCCGTTCCGGTTGAATCTTTGAACTTGAGGACATAACCATTGGTAGGAATAACCGTGCTGAACGTATATACATTCGGGCCATGACCATAAGTCAGATCGGTGATTGAGGTCATACCCGAATCGCCCACAATCACAGACCCGGACAACTTGATCCCGGTATTCGGAGATTCAGGCGCAAACACTGACCAGACCCCGCTATCGGTTTCAGTCGTGTATTCCAGTCCATTTCCCGAATCACGGGTAAAGCCTTTCGTCGCCAATCCAGCCGCGCCGCTCTGAATCCCAGTATCGACATCATAATAGCCGTCAGAACCAAAATCGGTAAACCCATAAGCCACGGAATCGCCAAAATTCCAGCCACCAGCCGCATACCGGCCCGTCAAGTTGACCATGCTGTCCAGCAACACCGAATCAAGGTGGAGGTCACCCGTCCGCGCAAATTCGATATAATTGTTAATCAGTAACGAATCGTAAGACGATAACCCCGACCCACCGGCATCGAACACTATGTTAGTCCCGTCGCTGTATACCTTTAACGTGTCGGTAGTGAATATATGATAACAGGTATCGTTTCGACAGGTCAACTTGTAGCGCGGCGGGAACGTTCCTGCCCATGTATCGGCACACAAGAGAACGATCAACAATAATAGCCACTTTTTCATGTTTGATAAACCTCACCTACAAAAAATCCGGGGATAATCCATTTTCTTTCAGTCAACCACCAGTCTGACATTTGACCATTCATCTTAAAATCAGCATGGAGTTTAATTCCATGTTTAGGAATAATGGTTTTTAACACATTCCATCCCAGACCTTCTGGATACGTTATAATAAGTTGCCCTCGACATACTCTATGGCACTCCACGAGGGTCGCAACGGGATCGGACGTATGTTCAATAACGCCGATCAAGCAAACCGTATCAAAAGACTTATCAGAATACGGTAATTTCTCAGCCCGACAAACATCAACTTCGATACCAAACTTATTATAATCTATTATATCGCACGATGTCACGTCTGGATAGATAGCCCCAACAACACCATCGCCACAACCGACATCAAGGACTTTACCGGAGATATACTTATCAACAAAACCCAGTTGCCGCTTGGCAAGTAATCGGGTAGGCCAATTCTTCTGACCGGAAATGTATTGCTGTCTAATCATTTCAACCACTAATCTCCAAAATGTAACCAGCCAAACCAGTAGATAAACACGGTTACGGCCATAAACCCGCCCATAACCAGCCGATCTTCCAACGCGATTCGCTTCTTCATAACTTCACCTTAATTATATATCCGAGTATGAAGGCCAGTACCGCCCAACCGCCGGTGATAACCCCCCGCCACACCTCAAGTCTGCGTACCCGACCGTTCAAATGCGTCATCTGTCCGATCATCCAACTGCGCCACTCCTTGTCGTTCTCAACTAACAGATCGAACGTCTGCTTATCCATATTAATCCCCTTAGACATTATTGTTCTAACCTCGGTAATGGTTCTAATCCGGGCAATGGTTCAAGTCCCGATTTGTTTGATGTCTTTTTGTTCTTGTCATAAGTGCTTGCCCCAATTCCAAAGAACGTCAGCCCTCCAACCGCCGCCGCCCGTCCCGGCCCCTCAAGCCGCCACGCGTCCTCAATATCACTAACCACCATCGGCGTTATCATATCAAGTGCTCGATCTTCCCAACCACGTGGTTTCCCGACTAACGGTCTCCCCTGTAGTTCTTCAATGCCGAATGTCATTACGGGGCTTAACTTGTAGGCTACCGATCTGCCGACAAAATCAACTACATCAAGACGCTTCTCACTCTTAGATAATCCGTCTCCAGTCCAACCCCACTTATCGGTAGCGGCCACACCCAGTCTTGTGACAACCCTCATCGGTTGCTGTAATCCGCCAAATATATCAATCCGCGTACCACCTGACTTTATCTTTCCCCAATCAGAATTGCGCGGATCATCACCGACTTCCATACCGGCCAATTTTGCCAGTCCAAGAGTAACCAATCCTGCCGATGCTAACCGGACATAATTGAGAGCAATTTCTTTCCTGACTCGCGGATTGCGCATCTCACGAAGTCCCATGAACGGATATTGGATACGACTCAAGGCAAACTTGGGCGCAAAAAACGGCACCGCCGCATATTTTGATAGAAAATCGGCCCGCCCCATATTCCCACGACCACTACAGATATTAACGAAATTGGCCCACCTCTGGAGTTCTTGGGGCGTGGCATTAGGATATTTATCGAGGTAAAAATCGAAAGAAGCCTTACGCATCCCATTAAGAAAAGTTGTCATGTGACGGTTGGAGGCCTTTATCAAATGACCAACCCCCGGAACCTTCTCTATCATATTCGCCATGAACATTTCTTCTTTGGCGTTAGGAACACCATCGAGTTCGCTCCAATGGAGTTTAGCTTTTTCGGCAAGATAGAACCGGGGATCATTACGCCACATATTGTCATACTGTTCGGATTTGTACTTACTGAAAGTAGCCCTGAAAGCCCGACCAAATTCTCGTGGGAAAGCCGATGGTTTCTGTACAGCAAGTAGTAATCCTTGACGCAACGTGGCTGACATATCGGCAGTTGCCTTTAGGGTACGCATAGTATTTATAGTTTCATTGGCAATCTTGCCAGTCACCTTGCCAGCCGTTTTGGGGCCAGATTCAGCCATCAGAATACGTAGCTTTTTGCGGGCGGCACGAAGGGCTACCTGTTTACGTTCCAGTTCCGGCGGCACCGGCTTGCGCTCCGGCTTAATCTTAAACTCACCCGTCCGCATCTGTTCTTGCAGATCAGTCATCGTGTCCTCGATCCGCATCTCTTTACGCACCAAAGAAATCTTTTCTTTTATATCGGCCAATACTTTCGGATCGGCTGGCCGTTTCTTCTTGATATTCCGATAGTGATTATCAAGTTGATCCTGTAACTCATTCAAGGTTTTAAGCGAACGCTGTAACTTAACATCGGTCGAGGCCGTTCTATAGGCCAGTGATCGGAGTTCTCGCAAAGTCTTGCGTAGAGCAACAACATTTTCTGGTCGATCTAACGCCGGTTTCCTTTTATCAAATATACCCTGTTTGGCGCGTTCAACCTTAGATTGGAGACGATTCTCCAAAACTAAATCGGAAAGTTCTTTCTGTAGTTTCTGAATCTCAGGTGAAGGTTTAGGTAATTGACGCGGCTTATTGAATTCACCCTGCTTGGCGCGCTCAATATTATGGCGAAGCCTATCCTGTTTTTTAAGTTCGGCTATTTGTTTTTGTAAGGCAACTATTTGGGCGGGTTGTTGCTTGGCCGCCATAGGCTCACGGAATTTACCGCCCTTCGCATCTTCTAAAGTATCAAGAAGCCTCGCCTGAGTTTTAAGCTCGGCAATCTTCTTCTCGACCTCAGCCCGCGCCTTCGCTATACGTTTAGGGTCACGGGCGTTCAACGCCTGCCAGACATCGCGTTCGGTCAATTCCGGCATATCCGATAAGACCTGTTTGACTACGCCTTCAAGGGTTGTCGTTCCCTCACGGATATAATTGACGGCCAATTTTCCGACCAGATAACTACCCTCTGTACTCAACCCGGAAATATCATTGACCCGTAGACCAAGATCACGCAACTGCTTCTTGATATTCTCGCGCTCGACGGCTAATTTCTGCTTCTTCTCACCGATAACCTTCTTTACTCGCGCCCGACCAGCCTCGATCTTGGCAACCTTTTCGGCCACCGCCTTTTCCATATCGGCGACCATCTTATCGTTACGGGCCTCAAGTTCATCCACCTGTTTACGTAAAGTGTCGCGTTCATTGATGGTTTTCTCAAGTTCGGCGTGCTTAACCTTGTCTATCGGCTTTTTGCTTTTAGCCGTGACCTCTTGAACCGCACGGGCCAGACTATAATCGGCGGGATCGGTTTTCATAATCCCAGCAGCTAAAGAACGAGCAACCTCGCGCCGACCAAGACGTGCCCCCTCAGTCAATTTATCGAGATCGTCAATAATGCGCTCCGACCGCGCCCGTTCCAATTCGGCCCCCCCTAAATTCCCGCGCTCAACCAGTTCTGCTTGAGTCTTAACAGACGCTTCGTATTCTTTTTCCAGCTTCACGCTTTTGATGACCATACCATACGATTCTTCGTCAGTAACCATTCGCTTAGATCGAATCGCTTCATCGGCAATCTCAAGGGCGCGCTCATCCATATTAGCGTCTTTGGCCCTCTGTGCCGTTTCCATTTGAGACTTGCGCTGGTAATCATTGAGGCTCTCTTTCCCGATCTTGGCGCGTAAGGCCTCATTCTCTTCAACATTCAAACCCCGGATATTCATCGGCTCCGGTTTTTCCACAACCGGCTTCTCCGGCGGTTTGGGCGGTTCTGTCGGCGGTGGTTCGGTCGCGGCAACCGGCTTTCTCTGCTTCGCCAGCAATTCTTCCTGACGGTCAAGTTTGCGCCGGGACTTGTCGGATAACGTACCCTTTTCGGGTATAGTCGTACCCTTTTCCGGTACAACTGTTTTTGAGACAGAGGGGACTACTTCTTGCTTCCCTTGCGGGACTTCTTCCTTGACCCCTTTCCGCAGGGCATCGGGCAATCCTTTCTGCTGTTCTCCACCAATCGGAGGCGCAAACGGACGTTCCGGCGTCGGGATATTCCCCAACGGAGCCTTTTGTCCAGCCCCCCGCTGATAGGTATATGGTTTAACGGTAGCCGTTTGGCCCTGTTCATTTTGACGGATCATTTCGTCTATGGTAACACTCTCCGAGTTCATCTTCCTGATGATCGGATCGGAAGATGTCTTGGCCGCAAAGTTTAATATTGTTCCAATATCACCCGGCGGGGTTCCCCTCGACACAGCATCCAACATCTTCTGCATCTCTTTGGTATAACCCATCCCGGCCCACATTGATTCGGGAACCTTCTTATAAGCATTTCTTACATCGCGGGCAATCTCTGGAATAGAGTAACCCTTCCCACCCATCAACCCCAGAGTGGCTCCCTGAGCCAAGTCGGACGTAATCTCCTCTACACTTCCCCCTCGTAAAACCGTTGGTAATGAAAACAATGTTCCACCGGCGGCAGATCGGGCGGGTGCAGACAAATACCCTGTTGCACCCAAAGATTTCAACATGGCGGCATTGCTTATGCCAGCCTGTAACATACCAGCCGGATTATCGGGAGAAACAGATGCCGCGCCAGATAAAAATCCGGCCTTCCCCATCCCGCCAGTCAGTCGGTCAAGCGTCAAGAGTTGTGCAATTTCTCCCGGAAAAGCCATTAACCCAGAAGCGGTTTTCTCCCCAAAACCAACAGGTTCACGACTCGTGATAGCCCCACGCCATTGTTCCGCGCCAGACCTCAACTTTTCCGAAAGACCTTTTCCCGTGCCATAGACCTTACTCAGTAAGTCAAGAACATTGGCAGTCTTTTCGGCTGGTCCCGCGATCAATTCTCTCGCGGCATACTTTACGGGATACGTCGCCCGATCAACGATATTCTCCGGCTCCGGTTGCCACGGAAACCTGTCTCTTTTATTCAACCCTAAGGGTGCCCGTAATCCAGTCGCCGCTTCCCATTGTTCGGGAGACTGGGGCTTATTCTCGAACGGAAGTTTAACGTCCGTCGATACCGCCGGTTGAGATGTTACGTCAAGGCCAGACAGTTGTGGTTTCTCTACCGCCGGCGCAAAATCGGCGGGGTTGTAGGACGCGGTGTCCTCTTTCATAAATTCATCAAAGCTCATCTTGGGCTTTGACTTGTTCATAAATTCATCAAAGGTAGGCATTATTGCCCGCCCCCCATTTGACGATAACGGTTAATAGCGGCCTGCCGTTGCTCCGGCGTAAGCCTATCCCAATCGCCAATATTCTGGCTCAACCACTGAACGGCACCGTTGTCCTGAGCCGAACCACCCGGCTGACTTCCGCCACCGTAAAGAGTGCGATATAACGGAGATACCCCCTCTAAAGAAGCCGCAGAATCACGGGCTGCTGGATTCCCCTTATTCCAAAACATCATGTTCTGATACGGCTGATAAAGAGGATTTGTTACTTGTTCCCCCCCCATACCTAAGAATCCACCTTGTTTTATTGTCGGAGTCGGGGGGGGGGCGTTTTTATACGTTTCATCGGTTCCACCGGCCAAACGATAATTACCTGATTCACGGGTACGATTCTTGGCTATAGCGTCACTTAAAATATCACCCAGTTTTTTACGTTGTTCCAGTCCTCGATTGGCGGCGATATTGGGGTCAGTATTATCCCCATAAATATCCTGATAAACCGGGTTCTCACGGAAAGACGGATCGGTCAAGGCCCGTAAAAGCATAGCCGCCTTAGCCTCAGATTCGCTCATCGGCCCCGGCTGTTGCATGGCCTTTGCCGCACCCTCGTGCGTGTACTTAAAGGCCTCCCAGTTTTTATCACGATTCCAACGATCTTGGGCCAACTGATCCTGTCCCTGACCATACTCAAACTCTTTCTGTTGCTGACCGAACTGAGTCTGCCAATTCTGCTGTTGCTGACGAGCCTGACCCTCGCGCCAAGCACGATCCAGAGATTCCAGCATCATCTGGTGGTTGTACTCTTTGGCTTTTCGATAACCGCCAATACCACCGGAAGCACCACGTAACAGGGCCGCGATCAATTCATTATTAGCCACAATTATCCCCCAGTCAACTGAGACAAGAGATTAAGGATATATTGCCGTCGCTGTTCGTTCAACCCAACCGCCCATTGCTGGTTCTGGTTGGAGGTCTGAGCCGCAATCGGAAAATAGTTCTGCGCAAACATATTCTGCATCTGCCCCGAACGCGCCCCCCCACTGCGAGATGCGGCATACGACATATTCGATCTGACCGGAGCAAGGGCATCGTAATTACGGTTCTGCAAGGTATTCAACATCGTCTGAGAAACGACAGGTTTGTCGATATTGCCACCCCACCGAAGCATATCATATAAATCTTTACGCTGGTCAAATCCCCATTTCTGCTGCTTCCTTTGCTCCATCCCACCGAAATAATCAGCCAGTCCACCAAGCCCAAATTCGGCAATCGACAAAAGCGGATTCACCTTTGGTGTCTTTCCGGCAGACCCTTGTGCATATTCATCCATCGACCCAACCTCCTAATCAACCGGCATCGGGCCGGTCGGCAAGTATTTCAAATCCACGCGATCAATCGTCAGACTGTCTGCGTAGGTTCTTAATTCTATCTTAAACCCCTCAGATTCGGGACAATTCACGTCTCGCCGCTTAACCCTAAAGCCCGTCGAATCACGGACAGTAGCCACAACACCAGTGTCCATAATGTCGTAAACATTGAACACCACTCCATTGCTATCGTTGGAATGTTTCCATAGTTTGAACTCGGTGATCTTTCCCATATCCCCGGTGGCGTACATCAGGTGCGACTTCCATTGGGCCAGTATCGAATCGCCATTGTCGGTGTCGATACCACCGAATTTGTATATATCATCGGAACTGTCGAGGATAAAAACACGTCTTTTATCCGGTCGGGCATCGGCAGAATAGGCCGTATCATAGGCGACCACCATCTTCGGTGCTATTGTCTGCTGATGCCACTGACCGGATGCATCTAAAACAAAACTGGTATCGATCGTCGGGAACGACAGCCACATATTCTTTTCACCTTCATCAAACCAGATGACCGCCTCGCGCAAGGTATCAATAGGATAACGGTCGAGATGCGCTTGGATTGGTTTTGATATCGACGGTGAAATCGTTCCGCCTGATTCTTTGTACTGTGACCGTAACGGACCGGAGATCGCCTGCAAACCAGCCGACGATAAAAACACAACTCCGCCGTTGGGATCATGCTTGAGCGTCTTGGGGGCAATACAACCAACCCCGACAAGATAAGTTTCGACATTGTAAGCATCTTTCCCGGCTTCGGTTGCGCGGAAAATAGTATTGTTTTGAGTGATAAGGATGGCATTACCATCAACAATCATTCCGGTTATCTCGTCGCCATTATCAAGGTTGACTGAGAAATTGTCACCATCCCGATAGACGGCCGGTTCAGAACCGTACTCACCCCAATACGAAAAGTAAATTCTGTTGTCATCTCCGGCCCAAAGTAAACGGTCATTCAAGACAACCGGATAATCCATCGGGCCGATATAGCCGGAACCGACAAAAGGCGGTTTGCCCGTCCAGCTTGACCATGAGAGAGTATCGGTTCGAGTAATCGAAACCGAGGTGTCAGTATTGGTCTTGATTGTGTCAATAATCCGAAACTCAGAATAATAGATATGTCTTAATATAGTATCCCTAATTTGTACCGCGCCACGACACCATCGAGAACCATCGTCGCGTCTTATCACCGGAGAGTTGTCGGCACAATAAAAAGTTACCTCATTCGTATATGCCTCTATATAATAAAGAGCCGGAGACCAATCAAGTCTCGTTGTATCTGATATTTTCACTCTTTCTTGTGTTTCTTGCGCTCTCAATAATAACCGCCAGAGATGACGTTTATGCGATGGTAACGGCGGAACATAAAACTGGAGTGCCGTGTCATAAATTGAATCAGCCGCACCACTGCGATAAGCAACGGGGATTCGGGCAACCGAACCCATTTGAGAAACCATTCCCGTTGCCGAATCATAATAGGCGATAGCATACAACGTCGCTTGCCAAGACGTGTCGTTTATAGTATTGTAGCCCTTAGATATACCCTTCCACGCGTTACTGGCTCCCCCATTAAACGTACTTTTCCACTCCGGTGCGCCAAGACGCAAAGCACTATCTCCTGCACCACCGAACCAAACCCCCGACGCTGTGTCCTGAGTCCGGTAAACCGTATCTACAAAGCCGACAAAACAATGTGGAGAATCCGAACTCGCAACAAATCGACTATCTTTAATCGAATCTATAAAGTGGAACGTCGAATATCCGGTTGTGGTATCGTAAATCGTATCTGTTCCAACTAGAAAGAAGCTATCATTTGGCTGACGGTTAGCCCTCGTTCGGCATATTTGTAATATAGTACGATCATAGTTGAGCATATTACTGGTCGGAATTATTTCAGGCGAATGGATAAAAACCCAGTCAGAATCAACTGTCACCCCATAACTCAAGGCGTGGAGATTCAAAGAATCGGGATAACCGATAAAAACCCACGTTGTTTCCGGTGGAGGCCCAGTAGCAATGCTGATCACCTTGTTCCGCATGGCATACCAGTATTTGCCGTTCAGTAGATTATTCTTAGAAACCGAATCTACGGACAGGGTTTCGGCCATCGGGGTATATTCCCACGTACCCGGAGGAGGCTCGACCAGCGGCTTGACGTTCCCATGAAACCGCAGAGGCCGACCATACTTACGACCCATAAAGACCGTACCGTTATAGGTCGCGCAATTAATCGGTTCGGTCGCGTAATGGAATGGGTAGCCATTAGATGCCACCATGTTAAGCCCAAATTCTTCTGTTTTCAATATCCAAGCATACGGTGCTGACCGAAACGTCGTTGTCGTAGCATCAAAAAGAAACGTCGCAAACAGTCGTTTAGTGTTCAATTCCGAATAGAACGGGTAAATGCTGGTGTAGTGGCCGGATACGCCCGTCCCGTTAATCCCAGTCGCCCAGATAGCATAACCCTCTCGCTTGTGCAGGGCCAGTCGTTCGTCGCACAGAAAGTTGACGCTCCGCGAGGCCACGCCGATCTCTGCCGTATGCTCATTGATCGACTTGTCGATACCCCTCGGTATGAAAGTAGTGTTCTGGGCGGCGGAGAGTGTGACCGCCCAGAACGTCAGGAGAGGAAGGAGCATTACTTTGATTCTACGCGCCATTTATCCACCATTCGTAATTTTATGTCAGCCGCTTCTTCCATATACATGGCCTTATAAACATCCGCCATCGGCCCCCGAACCGACGTTTCCGCCAACCATGCCGAAAGATATATAAGACAATTCTTGTACTCATACGGGATATTAACGGTTCCCAATGTATCGGGGTGAGCGGGACGGGCGTAATATTCGATCATTACCGTATCGGTAAACTGCGGCGTCGGGAATATCCGTATAGAATCGCCATGAACTTCAAAGAACCCAGCCGAATCAGTACCATCCGACAAGGCGATATACTTCTTCATCAGTTCCGGGTTCAGGACAATATCGTTCAGGTTAAAAACCTCGATCATCGGGTCGGAAGTCCCGTTCTTCACCCTCGATACATCACGAACCCCGATAAGCCCCTGATCTACCAGATACTTTCTGGTCCCTTTAGTCAGCGTCAAAAGCCTCGATTTCTCGACCGTGATTGCCCGACTGATAGTCCCGAAGGCCATCAAGACATAAGTGTGCAACTGGCTCGAATCGCAGTTCGGAGTTCCCTTAACCGAATCGGACATATTCATAAAGTTAGCCACACGGTAGCGGTACTGCTTGACCGTCAAGAGGCTATCGTTGTCGGCCAGAAGAACCCCCGGAAAGAACAAGAACAAAAATAACCATTTCTTTACCATGACCATGTTCCCCACCATCTTGCGTATTCGCGGACATTCGTGTTATCAATCGTACTGAAAATAGAGGCCCAGTTCTTGCGGTCCCGCTTCCATGCCCTTTTTATCTCTTGTTCGGCGACATACTTAGATGAGGCATATTCCGGTTTATCCGGCGTGACCATGAGACTGTGGGCCATTGCCGCCAGTTCACCGGTGTGCTTGTCTGGAATCTCCGAGACAGAAAATATCTTCTTCTTATATAAAACATAGATCGACATACTCGCCACCGGCGGGGCCAACTGTCCATACCACGTTCCATCCTGTTCATAAAGTTTACAGGCCGCAGGATACGAACCGGAAAGGTTGTCGAGACGCGGTATCTCGTAGTCGAATTTCTCAGCCGCCCAGACCCAAATATATCCACCAGACGACGATTCGCGTTCCCGCATGGTAATCGTGCCATCGAAATCGTCATCGAAGGTTATAATTCCGTTGGCATCCGAAGTCAATGTGACCTCTTTTCTCGCCCATGACCACGGGAACCTGCCGCCAAACGTGGAAGCCGCCATATTCGAGGCGAATTCTACTCGCGATTCCGACGGCTTAATGCCATAACAGGCGGCAAGATATGCCCTGAAATCCTTATCGGTCATAACCAGCGTCCTTTTTCACCGATCTTTTCCTCATGTTCAATATCGGCTTCAGCGTTCATTACTGCGGGACTCCAGCAGTAGGTCGAGAACTGGATTCCACGATAATTCCGTCTTGCTTCGCCAGAGCATCGGCTACATCGGACAATTTCTCCGGGTCGCCCTTCGATTGAAGCCCAGATTTCCTCAATGCCTCCGCAAGAGGCGCATACAAATTCGTATCTTGGCATAAATCCAACATCCTCTCAGTTTTCACCACTTCGTCCCGGTAAACCTTAAAATTGTCCACGCCGAACGGATACCAACCGATATGAAGTAGCGGTATCCTCGGCTCGACCCAAATATCATAACCGAGTTTCATGGCATTGATGCAGAACAGATAATCCTCTCCACGTAACTCAACTTCTTGGACCATCGGGTTGTATTGAAGCGGGTTCTGGAACAACGGCGTCGGCGGTTGCGTCACGTGATACATCTTCTCGATAACGTGCCGCTTAATCAATACCATCCCGAAACCCAACTGATGCACCCGAAACGGCTCATCTTCAGGCCACTTGGCGATATGGCGCATCCCGCCTTGAAAGAACATAGATATGTTCAATTTGTACGGCGGGAATTTCCGCACCGTCATGGCGCCGACAATATCCTTATCGGCGTCGATCAGTAGTTCGAGGGCCGACATCGGGTTGTAATCCTGCGGGAAACACTGGTCATCATCGATAAACAACAGATAATCGTGCCTTGTGTTTCCATTTCCGTCTCGCGCCAAAAAGGTCTTGACTATTTCATTCCGGGCCTGAGCCGCTATCGAACAACCAGCCGGGTGCCAAAGATCATAAGGATCAACGGCATATCCCTTAGAACCAAGCGTTTGAAACAACAAATGAACTTGATAGTTGTTCAAATGCTCCGGCTTGTTCGCTATCGGACGACCAATCGTTATGCCCGGTTTAATCAGTTTTTTCTCCAACTTCCTTAAACTGTTCAGCATCTTTCCTCTCCATTTTTAAGGAGGGGGATTTATTCCCCCTCCCAGTTAACTACTCATCAATGATACGACCAGAGGCCGATACACCACTTCGAGTTCAGGGCTTTAGGAACAAACGCAAACGTCCAGCCAACCGTCGAATATCGGTTGAGCGGGTTTGAGGTGTCCTGAGGTCCCGGATTCTTGATGATAATCTTGGCCTTATTCTGGCCGGGGAACGACGTTACACCGAAGGCCTGTTGACCCAAGAATAATGAGGTGTAAACCCGTCCCGTAGCCGAATAGGTCTGAGTCGTGTTCGTGTTAGATTTCCAGTTCTGAGTCGCCTCAATAAACCGGAAACCATGCATCCTGCCGACCTCGCCCTTGTAATATCCACCTTCGGGTTTGTAGTTCGTCATCGTGGTGAACCGGCTATCCGACATCAAGTCGGCCATAATATCCGGGTCCATAATGGCGACATAATACCCGTCGCTGAATTTAGGGGCAAGGTTCTTGGTCAACTTAGCTTTGACCTCTCGGAGAACATTATAAGTAGGAATGTCCGCAGTCGTCAAGGCCGAAGTCCCGACAAGGGCGAATTTCGAGGATGAATCACAAGCCGCCTCAAATCCGGGGCTGACCGTGATCGTACCCCATGTACCGGCGGAAGCGTAGTCGGTTACATACCGGGTCTGACCTTCGTTAGTTCCGGCAGTGATACAAATAAGTCCGCCGCCCTTTGCATCCTGACAGTTCCACCAATCAGCAGTCGTCCCGACCGTAGCCGAAGCGCACATGACCGAAGTTGAGGTGTTACTGGTCGTCTCGTGCTGTACAGCCACATTGTACAGGGCCAGCGAAGCCGCCGAGTTACTCTGATACTCGTCAACCCGCATCGGCATCATACCGTAAAGAGCGACCTCATTCCACGTTTTCAGATCAATGGTACGACCGGCATGGTCGCCCCACAAACCGACAACGCCCTCAAGATCGCGGTCGATATGAGTGTCGGACACAATAGACGAGTGCTGCGAGAACGCGCCATACTCGACTATCGTAGCATTGATTTCCTGACCGGAAATCTTGGTCGCGTCAGGGTTAATACCCTCAGTCAACGCGCTATAAGCAGAGGCCACGGGAATTTCATTATACCTGAAATACCGGACCTGTTTACCATTCCCTTTCGGGAGAGGCCGTCTCTGACCAAACGGATAAAGCACAACGGTTTCTTGCGCCCGCGTAAGAAACTTGCGGTCGTAGAAAATAATATTACCGAAACCGATGTTACCGGTACTGGTCTGATAAGTGCCATCGCCAAATGTTGAATACCAATCAGCCACTTACTATCACCATCCTTTATTCATCTTCCGAGCCATATCCTCCATAATATTCTCTCAACTTTTCGAGCGGCATACTATACAACTCTTGTTGAGTCAGGGGTTTCCGCGCCGGTGAAACCGGCGGTTTACGTCCCGTACCTGAAGTCGTAGCCCGGAGACTTTGTTGTTCAATGTTTTTGTTTATTGTCTCTTTGGCCTTTTCGACAACCGCCTGAGTTTGTGGTGCTGTGAGTTCTTTGGCCCGCCTGTAAACTTCAGCAAGCGGGTCTCTGAGATACATAATCCCAGGTTCTTCTTCAAGAATCCGAGCCGTGGTTCCATCCTTGATGAACTTATCCATTTCAGGATGTTCTCTATTGAAATCGTTTAGCCTTTGTAGTTCTAAACGGCTTTCAAGGTTTTGTATCTTCTTCTCATACTCAGTCAGCTTATCCGGGGTGACATAGCGTTGGTCGAGGACCGGAATAGGATTCTCCCAGAATTTCTCATCTGGGGTCGTCGGCACGTTTCTTTTCTGCGCCTCGATCTCAGCGATCTGCTGAGCCATCCTTTCCTTTTCTACCTCTAACCGCGCCTTCTCCTGAGACAACTGGGTCTGCCACTTGTTCATATAAGGGATGCGGTTTAGAGCATCGACCACACCGCCCGGAAACTGGCGATCAAGGCCAAGACGCTGGTATTCAGCGTCGTATGGATGAACTACGGGTTGGTCCTCAACCAGGGGCTGAGCAACTTCCGGTTCTTCTACCGGGATTTCCGCCGGTGCGGGAGCGTCATCCGGTTTCTTTTCCGGTTCGACCGGAACATCGGACTGCTCTTCTTTGTAAAATTCGTCCTCGTCACCAACGACGAATTTGTTGATAGAATCTGGCATTTAGCCTCCTGCGGCGTCCTCTTTGAGTGCCGCATTTTTGTTTTTAATCGCTTGTTCGACGATGGATAGTGCGTCTTTCAACCCACGCCTTCGTCCGTTATCATAATTTAATTTATTCAAGTCATTGACAATACAGTCGTTTCCCCTCTGTATAGAATCGGCCTTGTCGGTAACAAGTTTGGCATACAACGCCCATGCGTTAATACTCGACAAGGCTTCAAGGGCGTCGCCGATCTGGATTGTTTCTTCTTTAGTCACGGCCCCACGCATGAATCGTATGAGCGATGGTATAAGAACTATCGACCTTTTCACCAGCGGAGGCACCACTGTCATCGGCATCGGTCATAACCGTAACCTTGATCCGAATATCAGGTTTCGCACTATCGGCCAGCCACGTATAAATCAGATTATATCCCGTAGTCGCATAGGTCGAGTCGCCGGTGATAATAAAGGTCTTGATCGTATCATAAGGATTGTCGGTTGTACCCGGTCCCTGCTCCAAAGTCACAAGGGCCGTACAAACCGTCATCCCGCCGAAAGTGACATCCGCCTGATACTGGAGTTTGTTAAAGCGGTATTTGTAGGCCGGGAAATTGGGTTCATAGTAGAAAACCTCAGTCGTGTCGGCAACGGTAGAATCCCCCTGCAAATATGTAAAGGTATCAGTCCAAGTCCGGGTTTCCTTGTAACTATCGGCCCAGACATAGATCACCGTTGCCAATACCAACATGGCAAGGAGAATGATTCTTTTCAATTTCGTACCTCCTAAAGTATGGAAAGTGTAGCCGGAATCGTAACCAACAAGACCGGCATAAACACGCGAATTTCAATCCATACAGAAGGTACAGCAAGCACCAACATGAAAAGCCCCATGACAAGATAGGTGATGTCGGCCCCGACAAATACGGCGAGACCGACATACCATGCAAGAAGCAAAAAGAATAAGATATGCTCATAGCGAAACCCGAACCGGAGATCGTCAAGATTCCGCTTGAGCATAACCGCGCTGCAATAGCGTTTCTTTTTCCCGTAATATATCCTCGGTATGGCATACCCGGTAAGGAATACCCCCATGAGGAACAATGCCCCCACTATTCCTCCGGTGAGGACATAGTAAAGAATGGGAATGAACACGCCAGTTTCGCGGTTGAGTGCGGCCAGTAACGTAAGGGGCACCAGCCACACAAGGTGCTGCTGACTCTGTGTTGAAATAGCGCAAGCCGACGCAAGGAACCCGAACTCAAAGAAGCAGTCGGCGTAATCGAACAAAAAGAACACCGGCAGTATGGCCGTTAAAAACAAAACGCCATGCCACCATGTATATCCAAAAGACTTACAATAAAAAGCGAAAGAAAGAAGGGCAAACCATATCCCAAGACCTTTGATTAAGATATATCGGTACTTGCCGTTGAACACTGGAAGATATTTATATAGCCACGGAACCAGTACCCGATACTGCATTGGGGCCATAGATTCATTCTTGAGAACCGGCGCGATAGACCCATACCCATTCCAGACGACGTTCATATTATAACTGGTCATCCGCAGTTCCACGTAAAGCAGAAGTAAGGCAAGTATGAAAGTAACTAAAAGCGAAGCGGACCTCCCTTATAAATTCCGATGACCTTTTCATGTCCATCATCGAATTTCAAACACACGAATTTGAAATACTCGGACTCTGTAATTTCTCTCTCTATTACCATTCCGCACCCATTGAAAAAGAGACTAAGTCCTTTGGATCATTAGGCAATCCGAGTTTTTCACGCATTACTTTTGCTTCTTCTTCTTTCGCTATTATATAATCTCCAACTGGATATATGCTGGACATATCATCGGGGTCATGCCCCGGATAGAATTTCTGAAACATCTTCTTACCAAATTCCTCCATTGGTATAATAAAAAACGAAGTAGAACAAAAATCACTCATCACTGCATCCTTCCTACATGGGTATCATTTCTATCGTTGGCGGAGCGATTCGCCTCCGCTTCCGTTCTTGGTTGAGGCGTACGGGCAGAATCGGGTTGCTTACTATCGCCCCCTTGACTGCCCATAGTCGCCTCCTGACCAGACATCATTTTCATCATCGCCATCTCCTGCAACAACTGCGCCAACGCCATCTCCTGCTGGTCGTCCATAGTCGTTGACGGCAGTATCTTGTCGATCTTATCCTGTTGCCATGTCCATTGATCGTACAATTCCGCCAGAAGTAGATCGACGCGAGGCCATAGATTCGGAGGGTATCCCATATTGGCGTACAGGGTCATCAGGTTCATCAATGGTTGCAACGTCTGGATAATCTGTTGAGCGATAATTCCACGCTGAGTTTCCCGCGTCGAAGCCTCACAAATAAAATCGACATCGGCCCGTATCTGTGCCGGAGTCATAGTCCGCCACTCAAGACCGCGTTCGCCGATCACCGAAATCACATACTCGTTGGTGAGATAATACGAATTGATCGAGTTGCGCTTCTTATACAATGGCCGGACGAAAGTCCTCTCCCAAGTACGGATATAATCGTTAATACCGATCTTGGTTTCCATTGCCAGAATCTCGGCCTCACCCAACGTCTCGACGCCGGTCTGGGCGATTCCCTCACTCTGATCCTTGATACCAGAAACGCTCTGGCCCATCGTCCGCAACATCGACAACCCATTATACAAATCGGGAGATAACGACGGGACATCAGGATAGAACACGGCTTTAGTGACATCATCCCGGTCCTCGACCTCAATAGTCTCATCGACCGAAGTGTTGATCTGAGCCGGGTCTTTAATGGCGTCGCTGTTAACAACCTTCGGACGCTTAACCAACTGCCGAAGATTGGAAAACCACAACCCCATTACCGAATCAAGGGCGTGCTGAATCCCGTGGAAATTATCGACGAACCTCTGACCGATAAGCTCACCGAACTCCTCGATCAAAGAACCGACAATGATATTGGTTCCCTTAAGCGGGAATGGCTTATAATCGAACCTGACCAGCGTATCCTCATACTGCGTGCCCGTAACCACACCAATCACATAAAATCCAGCCGGATACTTTTCGCCATTAGAATCGTCCACTTCATCAGCCGGATCATAGTAACCTTGCCATTCCAGATAAATACAATGGTCGGAGAAATACTTCTTATCTACCTCAAGTCCAGCCAGCCGACGGCGTTCCCGAAGATTATCGTTCTGGGAACTGGTGTCTCCGCCCTGTTCGGAAGTCTTTTTAACCTTGTCTCGATTGAAGAAATACGTTTCATTGAAATAACTGGGGCGTCTACGAGAGCGGATAATAAATGGTTCGCGGTCCTCGACCGTTTCCTTTTCAGGGGTAAAGAAGAAATCGAACACGTCGATCAATTCCAACGACGCACCGAGGTAAGTAGGGTACTCGACGATCTTCGGTACGCTGACCGTAATCGGAGTGCCGTCCAGATTAAGGGCCGGTTGACCCATATCGTCCATGATGGGTTGTTCTTCGTTGACAACCGTCTCGTCGAACTCTTTCTTAAACACTATCTGGGCCGGACAGATACCATAGATGGCGGCATTGAGAACGCCCTTCGCGTTCTTGCTCTCGATCTCGTCCTCAGAATCCTGATAATCGAACATCTCCCGCTTAGCGACCGCCTCGCGCTCGTCGGTTTTCTCCCGGCCATAGATCGAACAAGGACGGTTTTTATAAAAGAGCTTTTCACGGACGCGCTTGACAAGACTATTGACTTGCTCGGTCGTAAAGGGAACTGGAAAGCGGTTGTTCTTTTCTCGCGAATGGATATTGGTACTCAGTTGAGACGACCGATAATGCTCATACCGTTCCAAACATTCCGTATGAAACGGGCGCAGAAATTCCTCGGATCGCTCAAAATCCTTGAGAACCTTTTCTACCGCCTTTTGTTGCCAGTCTAAGGTTTCTTCTTCCATTATTTCAAGAACTCCCCAATTTTAGTATTAGTTATTTCGTCCTCGACCGATTTACCATTGGGAATAATGGCCGTCTTTGTCTTTCCTGCCACCTCATCAAGAACAGCCTCCAATTTTTCAATAATGTCGGTACAGGCCGGACATGGCGCATCGTACTCAACATTAAGACCGGCAATAATATCCTGAATCGTTACGTACCCCTTATCATTGCAGGCCGGACATTTACTCATAATATCCCCTCGTTCCGCCGGATAAACCAACCAAAGATAATAGGCCAGCCAAGCAAGATGAAATTCCAAATTGGAATATCACAAACCATTATTTCCACTCCAATCCTGTGAACTCATCTGTAGTCCTCCTGTTGTCCAATCGGTTTGCACGGGTCAATAGGAACGCCCGAAGATGTCCAAAAAGCAGGCCAGTAATCATAACATTTAGGACAAGACCAATATCCCCTCGCTCCATTATACTCACATGGAATATCGGGCCATTGTGGTGTTGGAACAAAGTCCATCTCTGTCCCACATTTACATTTCTTCTTGTTATCACAATCCCGTGAACTCATCTACACTTCTCCTCTCCGGCTTGTAATACGTCCGCCGCTTGCGGTTCGGATCACCAGCCATTAAAATATACCGACAGTTGTCGATATGGTCATCATCGACACCACGGACCTTCTCCCGAAACGTCTCCTCGTCCTGCTTCTGTAACCCCTTATATTGATAATGCTGCATCTGCCACGGCAACGACGCACACCGGAACCCGTCCACCACCGCCCCAGACCCGTAATCGCAACTCTGGAAAACCTTAAACTTCCCGGACTTCAAATACTCCCAGAACTTGTATATCCCGGCCTCAAACTTCTTCTCACTCGACTGGTTCGTCCCAAATATCCGTAACCCGTTTGGGTCCGAACGTAACATCTTTATAACCGATTCCTGACCAAAAATATCCTTACCCGTCCCGCCCTGGGCCTCGTCCGCCAACATCAAAACCACATTCTCACCGGCGTTCTTGGCCCGTATAAACGCCTTCAAATCTTCAACCGTCATCTTCTGATGACCTTCAACCCCCCATAACGACCGATAAACAAACGCCTCGCCCTCATCCGACCACGCTACCCAATCCAAAGCCGTCGGTTTCCGACGATGGGGGTCAATACTCAAGACCCTCGGCCAATGAGTTGGTATCTCAAAGTCTGCAACAACGTGCACATTCCGGCTCCACATCGGCATAACCAATCCACTCAGCGAAACAAACCGCCCCTCTAACTTAGCCGCCGCCAACCGCTCATCCGTAATCGAAGCCTTGACCGCCGCCACACCCTCCTGAGACAAATACGGGTTCCGCTCCGTCGAGAAAAACCAGTGATCAACCGTCAAACCCTCCGGCGGCTCCATAACATGACCCTCTTCCCAAACTAGTCCCAACTCCGGGGTCATGCTCCCGACCAAATATCCGTTGTAATCCGCCAACCGCATCGAGTTTTCCCGATATATCGCCTCAATCCCATGCTCATCCATATAAATCGCATGGCAATCATCACCACCATAACTGCCCGGAGCCGCATCCCATTGCTTATATGTCATAAACTTGACCTGCGACCCATTGGCGAAATACAATACCCGGCTCCCCTCACTCCAGGCCTTATCCCAACTGCCACCCCGCAGCAAATACCGGGGCACTAATTGCTGGAATTTTTTTAAAATAACGCCGCGGATACTGTCTTCATACGTAGGCGCGCAATACCGAATATACACCGGGGGGGCAAAACGAGGATTTGAATTTTGGTCGAGATGGTCGGTAGGGGAACCTACATTCCCACCGCATTGAATCGGGGCATCGACACCGGGGGGCCACCCCGCCGTAAACCTGCCTGACGGACTGGCTGACCTTACCGGGTGCTCCCCTGCCGCGAATAGGATACAATCAACAACAGCCGATTCAGTCTTGCCCGACCTATTACCACCAAACACCCAACGCTCACGAGACGGGCTATAGAAGAACCCTATCTGGTCGTTATACGGCGCGGCAGACGGTCTAAATGTCCAGAGCCGTTCGTAATTAGCTCGGTAACGTAACTTCTCGGTTGCTCTGATCTTCTGCTTGAGCAAGTCTCGCGTCGATAAGCCCTGTAGATCGGCCGGCAAGTTCCTGGAGTTGTTCGGTCGTGAGTTCGTCAAGTATTTCCTTATACTCATGCTTCTGGACTATCTCACCTAACAGCTTGGCACGTAAGTCCAGAACAGTCAAGGCGTTGCGGACAGTCTCGACTTTCAGCTTAGCCCAGTCAATACCTTGTACAATGCGATTGATAATGGCTAAGGTGCTATTGTCTCTACGTTTATCCAGTTCATAATACTGGATATGGCGCGAAACGCAGTTTTTATCGAGGCCGGAGAACTGTCTTATCAACTCCGCCTGAGTCGCGCCGGACAGATATTCTTCCTCTATTTCCTTAAGCTGTTCATGCTGACAGACTTTGCATTGCCATTGGTGGCTTTTTTCTACCTTATTTTCGGCCATTCTCTATTCCCGCCACAATGCACAATAATTGTGCATCACAGTACATGGTAATCTTGTAATATCTCATATTCTTTGATGGACATTAAAACTGGTAGCCCAGCAATCGGATCGTATAAAAACAAAGCTGATTTCTCACCGGATAGTTTCTTGATCTTCCCCAAAGCAATTGCCCGGTTTATTTCTGTTCGGTCAAACCATTTTTCCATACTGTCCAGTTTCCCTACACCCATTGTTCAACATCCGTACACATTATACAATATGTTCAATATCTTGTCAAGCATTATTTTGCATTTGTCCAAAAATAATACATATAAAAACTAATAATTATATAAAAAACACTTGACAAACAGAATAAAAACCCGATATTGAATAGTAGAGGCCGGGATGTTCCCGGTAACCATTAACGAGGGAGATGACATGACCTACAAAATTTATTTAGGTGAGGCTAAGGGTGAAAGTGAGCATTATATCATTCTCGCCGGTCCTGACGGTTCATGCACACTTGTTAGCCACGTGCCGACGCCGGAAGAATTAGCTGAATTTCTCGACCGAGAAAGGCTGTTTGAGCCGGGCAAGCCCAGACCATTATTATTCGCCTTACGCCACCTCAAACGTAGAATGAAAACAGTGAAAGTAAGGGAAATAACGGTCTGACAAAAGGCTTTTAATTGTCGATATTATAGATAGAAAGCAGACCATTAACGGAGGAATAGAAAAATGCACAAGAGCGCAATCGACTACGCAATCAAACGCCGAATAAATCTTGGTCGGCTTGCCAACGGACATTACTACATTTGCAACAATGGGGATATTGTGCTGGCCAGTTTATTCCCTACGGCCAAAAGCGCGATTGTAATGATGCGCAAGTATAGCCGAAAACATTAGGCCGACTCGTCCAAAGCCCAATGCCATATTAGGTCTTGGGCTTTTTTATGGCCCAATATGGCTCAATGCTGCTCATTACAAACCTTCCTTCCAGGACACAATCCCAATTAAGAAACCGCAAGACTACGCGCCGCCGAAGCGGCTTGTATCGCCTCCGCTTCGCTTGGGCGATAGCAGTTAGAGGTAGAAATTCGAATTAACTGCCAATTTAAAGATAAGAATCCCACTTTCCCGGATAGTCAATTCAAGACTATCACTATCCCTTTATTGTTGGTTACGAGCCGACATTCAAGGCGCACCTGTCCACTTTAGTTGTTTACTCTGTCCGGCTCTGTTTCCAGTTGGCGACGCCGGTGATCCGTATCAATAAAAACCGTGGGCAGGGCTATTGTTTCAAGCCATTTTGGTTATGATAACACCCGCCAGCCAATCTGTCAAGCAAAATCTTCACTTTCCCGGTAAAATCTTTACCTGAATAAAAAAAACTATAAAAATATGTAAAAAAACACTTGACAACAATTAAACTATTTTGTACATTATCCGATAGAGAGAATAGAAACCATTAACGAAGGAGTGGAGAAAATGAAAACCGAAATCATTGACAATTCGGCGGATGTTATTGATTCCCGCGACATTATCGCCAGAATCGAAGATTTGGAGTCGGACGAGGAATCTCTTGACGAGGACGACAAACAAGAATTGAAAAACCTGAAAGCATTAGCTGACGAAGCCTCCACGTCACCGGATTGGAAATATGGTGAAACCCTGATCCGTGACAGCTATTTCGTGGAGTATGCGCAAGAGCTGGCAGGAGATATTGGAGCCATTGATAAAAATAATAGTTGGCCGAGTCGTTGTATTGATTGGGAACAAGCCGCAGAAGAGTTAAAGGTTGATTATTTTTCAGTCGATTTTGACGGCGTTGATTATTGGATAAGGGCATAACAATCGTTGCCTGACGAGGCTTGAAAGCCGAAACTCCGGGTCAATCCCGGAGTCGCAACTAACCATTAATGAAGGAGTAAAAGCCATGCTATACACAAAAGCCAATTTCGCTGTCGTTCATGGGGCGAATGATGATGAGTATCGTCCAGACCTAAATGGCGTTCATCTGAGACCCGACGGTGCAACTGAGGCCTCGAATGGACGAGTGCTATTCAAGGTAT